CCCCTTGCTCGGATGGCGGCGGCGTTTGATTCCAAAATCAAGCGCACAGCCCCGCCACACTGAGCAGCGTTTTCATCTATAACCTTCGCACACGTCTCACGCTCGGCGGCAGCAACAAGGGCGGCGAAGCGTTCAAGCAATTCGTCAACCATGTGATGTGTGTGAAATATGCAGTTTGGCTGGTGCTGCTGCGCTTTCTCGTCAACAACAAACCCAGCCTCCCGCGCCAGCTTGATAATGTCATCGCGGGTCATGCTTGCTTCCCGTGCTTGGCGTAGGCTTCTTTGGCTTTGAATACCATCACATCTGCCATCAGTGCTTTTGCACGGTCTTCTGCCCCTGCCATGTCCATTTCAGCAATCAGCTTCAGCGCCTTCAGCAGTTCCTGATTGGCTTCATGCAAGCGGCGCAGTTCGGCGGCGGCTTGCAAGTCCGGCCCGCCCACGCCCGTGTAATGGCATTCGGTAAGCGCATCAGCCAGCCGCAGGGCTTCGGGTTGCTTGCTCATCTTGTGTTTCTCCTTGGTGTTTGGCAATGAGGGCGCGGGCTTTCTGGTGTGCTGCAAATGCTGCGTCCATGCCAGCGACTGAAAAATCTGAAGTAACTTCCTTCAGCCCCTCCACCAGTTCATCTATCTCGCCAGCAAGACGCACGTTGTCTGCAATGACTTGGCTTGATGTTTCAGCCATTGCCTCGTTCTGCTCATACAGGCGGCGCAGTTCGGCGGCGGCTCCAAGTTCAAGCACTGTTGCATTACCAACAATTGCTTTGTTCTCTAGCGCATCAGCCAGCCGCAGCGGTTTGGGTTGTGTGGTCATTTCATGCTCCTTGCAATTTCAGCCGCAGCGCGGACGATGGCTCGTCGGGTGGCAACGTAGGGGTCTGGGTCACGCGGCTCATATGCGGCCACTCTTCCCTGAGCGGTTGCAACAATATGTCCGGCCTTGCAGCCGCGCTCGATGTAATCAATCATCATCCTCAACTTCACCGCCAGCCGCATCGCATCTCCATCGTCGGTGAGGGGGTTCCAGTAAACATCACCCTCATCTGACTGGCCGCTGCGGATGTACGGCATATCGGTGCAGTCGATCAGATCGCCACCAACATTCCAGACATCGCCCCACACAAGAGCGCCAGCCCCCGCCGCCTTCGCAGCAAGCTCCAACAGTTCGCGGTCAGTCATACCCCACCCCCGTTCTTCTCCCGCAGGGCTTGCTCAATGGCGCGGGCGAACATTCCAATCTCGTTGTACCCCGTATCCGCGTAAATAAACTCAATATCCTCATCCGTCAGCCCCTGCCACTGGCGCGGCTGCGGGGTGATGCAGGAGTTATGGGCGTCAACGATCTTGCGAACAGTGTCGCCATCGCCTTGTACATCGGTTCCGAGGTGTACGATGTGATCACGCCCGCAAACGATCCACCATCCTTGCTCCGCGCCGCTGCCGTACCAACGCTCAACCCACGTCACCGGCTCCGAAATTTGCTTTGCTGTTTCCGCTGAATTTGCTTTGGTATCGGGTTGCGGGGCGGTGTAGAGGGGTTCAGGTTCAGTATCTCCGGCACAGTTCAAGTCAGCTTCAGCTTTGGTGTCCCAGTAGCCGTAACCGTCCTTGTCATTCCAACTCAGCCACGCCCTCGGCTCCTGCACCGGCTGCGCCGACTCGTACTCCATGAGACGGATGCCTTGGCTTGTCACCAACTCCTGTAGCCGCTTGTATTCGTCCACGCTGACTGTCTTCACCGGCTCCTGCACACCGCCCGCAATGTGTCCGGGTGGTTCATCAGGCCACGGCTCCTGCACCGGCTGCTGCGGGCTGCAAGTGTGGATATGGTCAGGCCCGCCCAGTCTCTTGCCACAGCGGTCACAGTGCGCCAGCCTCTCGCGCAGGGCGGTGATTACGTGATGATGCAGTTCACGGGAAGCGCCACGGGACTCCAGCGCCTCCAGCGCCTGTTGCATTGCTTCGCGGTCAGTCATTTCCTTCTCCTGTTAGGCCGCGTCAGCGGGATGTTGGGCATATTCACCGTGTAGTCCTGCGGCACACCGCCAGGGCTGCCAGCGTAGGGCAGCGAAGGCTCCACACCGCGCTTGCGTTTCTCGTTGACCGCTCGGGCCGCGTGATAGGCGCCCAAACGCACCTTCTCCATGTCCTTCATGCTGACGATGGGCTTGTAGTTTTGCCAGTCGAACGGGTTGTTCACGCGATCCTCCAGCAGCGCAGATCGCGCTCAGGCGTCAGGCGTGTGGTGAACTTCATGCCGTGCCGCTCGCCATAGCGTTTGGCCGCAACCGACACCGACTGCCGCTTGATGTGCGCAGGCACAAGGAACGAGTCGCCCACTTGCATGTCGGCAAACGGATACCGCTTGGGCAGCGGCACGTTCTTGTCAATAGGGAGCTGGTTCATCGTCGTCTCCAGGCTTGTACGGGACCGGTGCCGGCATCTGGCCGGGCCTGTCTAACGGGTTGGGGAAGGGCGGGAACGGCCAGGTCATTCAATCACCTGCTCAAGCGCGGCGATCAGTTCTTGAGCCTGCTCTTTGGTCAACACCACAGTGGCGCTTGCCCTGTGAAGGCCCAAGCTAAGCCAAATGCTGTCGTTGCTAAACGTGTTCACCATGACCACGCTGTCGGCCTCCGTCGTGCGGATGAGATGCTGAATTCGGGTGTCCATACGGTACTCCAGTTGATTGATTGAGGCGCCATCGTAGCGGGTCAAAAAGTTTTGCACAAGTCTTTTTTGTGTGATAGGATCAAGGCTCGATCAATCAACTGGAGTACAGACATGAAAGACATACCCGCTTTTCCCAGCGAATACATGACGATCCCGGAGCGTAGGGGGATGACCCTGCGCGACTACTTCGCGGCCAAGTGGATGCAGGCATACGTTGCTAACCCGGAGACTGCGGACATCACCGAAACCGAGTTGGCGCAGTTCTCGTATGAGATCGCCGATGCCATGCTGAAAGCGAGGCAGGAATGACCGCTCACTCATCTATCGTCGGCGGCTCGACCGCCAAGCGCGTCATCAATTGCCCCGGCTCTGTCAAGCTGGTGCAGAAGATGCCGCCGCAGCCGTCGAGCGTTTACGCCGACAAAGGCACTCTGCTGCACAACGCGATCAGCGAAATCCTCATGGATCGCCCCAACGTGATCGGCATGAAGTACATGGATCAGATGCTGACTGAGGAGCTGTACGATGAGAAGATCGCCCCGGCGCTGGCTGCGCTCGATGAGATCGACCCTGACCACAAGCTGGCCTACGAGGTGGAGACGCGCGTTGGCTTCGGCGAGCTTTTACCTGGCGTGTTCGGCTCTACTGATCTTGTCGGCCGCATTGACAACCGCGCTGTTGTACTGGATTGGAAATTCGGCGATGGTGTTGTGGTGGATGCTGTCGATAATCCTCAGTTGATGTTTTACGCCGCTGCGGCCATGCGGACCGACGCGCTCAAGTGGGCCTTCGATGGCGTCGATGAGGTCGAGCTGATCATCGTGCAGCCGCCCGTCACGCGGCGCTGGGTGACGACCATCGGACGCATCAAGCAGTTTGAGCACGAGCTGGTCTCGGCCGTGAAGGTGGCCGTGCGTGAGGACGCGCCGCTCAAGTCCGGCGACCACTGCCGCTGGTGCGCGGCCAAGCCGATCTGCCCGCAGATGAACGGCGCCGTTGACCGCGCGATCAAGCAGCAGCTGATCAACTTGGATGTTGACATGCTCGGGCAATACCTGAAGAATGCCGAACTTCTTGAGGAGTGGATCAAAGACCTGCGCGCGCTGGCGTTCCAGATGCTTGAAAAAGGCGTGGCTGTGCCAGGCTACAAGATCGTCAACAAGCAAGCGCGTCGCAAATGGACCGACGACAGCAAAGCCAAAGAGGCGCTGCTGTCGCTCGGTCTGAAAGAATCTGTCGTCGTCGAGACTTCGATCATGTCACCGGCGCAGGCCGAGAAGGCGCTCAAAAAGCGCTTTAGCGAACTGCCCGAGGACTTGATCAAGTCCGAGTCGTCAGGTACGACGCTCGCCCCGGAGGATGACCCCCGGCCAGCGGTGCAGTCGTTCATCGGGCTGTCACAGGCCCTTTTTAAACTTGGAGAAAAGTAATGTCCAATATCGTTAAGTTCTCTGGCGCTAACCTGCCTTCTGTCGCTTCTCTGTCCACTGCGCTTCGCACCATCGCCAACGATGTCAGCGCCTCGACCACGGCCATCATCAAGATGGACCGCACGGGGCACTGGGTCTTTGGTGCTGATCAGACCGAGGCCGAGGACGACGCCCGCTGGGCGGTCAACCCCTTCTCGTTTGTCCACGGCTTCATTGCCTGGGGTGACGGTGAGGTGCTGGCCGAGAAGCTGGTGCCCGTCACCGAGCCGCTGCCTGAGCTGGAGGCCGCGCCCCCTGGCGCGAAGAAGGGCTGGGAGCCGCAGACGGGCTTGAGCCTGAAGTGCATCAGCGGCGAAGACGCCGGCATGGAAGCACGGTTTACCACCACCAGCGTCGGCGGCCGCAAGGCTGTGCAGACGCTTGCCGTGGCTATCGCCGCGCAGGTGGAGAAAGACCAGTCCAAGCCGGTGCCCGTCGTCAAGCTGGGCAAGGACCACTACACTCACAAGAGCTACGGGCGCATCTATACGCCGGTGTTCGAGGTGGTGGAGTGGGTGTCGATGGATGGCGAGGCCGATGAGGCAGCGCCCGAGGCCGAGGCAGCGCCTGCTGCTCCGACTGGCCGTCGTCGCCGCGCAGCGTAATTGAGAATAGGGGCTGGCCGTAAGGTCGGCCCCGCCTTTTATGACTGTGCTCTGGGTGGATTTTGAAAGTAGATCGCGAGTCGATCTCGGCGCCAAAGGCGTCTATAACTACGCGCAGGACATGAGCACCGAAGTGCTGTGCATGTCCTGCGCCTTCGACGACGATGAGGTCGTGACGTGGCGGCCAAGCGAGCCCTTCCCCGAGGCCGTGCGCCAGCACACGGGCCGCATCTACGCCCACAATGCGGCGTTTGAGCGGCTGATCTTCTCCTACGTCTTGCAGATACCGTTCAAACTGGAGCAGTTCGTCTGCACCGCCACGCAGGCTAGGGCCAACTGCGCTCCTGGCAGCCTTGAAGACGTCGGGCGCTTTGCCAGCGTCAGCATGAAGAAGGACCATCGGGGCGCGCAGCTCATCCGGCTGCTGTCGATCCCGCAGGCCGACGGCAGCTTCCGCGAGGACGCCAAGCTGATGCAAGAGATGGTCGAATATTGTGAGGCCGACGTCCGCGCTATGCGTGCTGTGTCTAAGGCCATGCGGCCCCTGTCTGACGAGGAGCTGGCCGACTACCACGTCAGCGAGCGCATCAACGACCGTGGCGTGCTGGTGGACGTGCCGCTTGCCAAGGCCGCCATGCGCTACGCGCAGGCCGAGCTGGTCGAGATCGAGGAGCGCGTGGCAGAACTCACCGACGGCGAGATCACCAGCGTGCGCTCGCCTAAGATGCGCGAGTGGGTGCTGGCGCGTGTCGGCGAGGATGCCAAGAAGCTGATGGTCGTCCATAAGGACGGCGAGAAGAAGTACAGCATCGACAAAACAGTGCGAGCGAACCTGCTTGCGATGGAGAACCCTGATGAGATACCGCCCGCTGTTGCCGAGGTTATACAGTGCGCCGACGACTTGTGGGCGAGTTCGGTTGCGAAGTTCCAGCGCATGGCAGACCTGGCAGACGACGAGGACAGCCGAGTCCGTGGAGCTTTTGTCTTCGCTGGGGGTTCCGCCACAGGTCGTGCGTCGAGCTATGGACTCCAGGTCCATAACTTCACTCGCAAGTGCGCTAAAGAGCCTGATGCGGTTCGAACATCTATGGTCCGAGGCCACGATATCGTTCCACGATACGGACGCCGCGTCACAGATGTTCTACGGGGAATGCTCCGGCCCGCACTGATCCCCGCCAAGGGTAAGCACTTCGTCGTCGCCGACTGGTCGGCCATCGAGGGCCGCGTTAACCCGTGGCTGGCCGCCAGCAGCGCAGGCGAGACCAAGCTGGACGTGTTCCGCAAGAAGCTCGACCCGTACAAGGTCAACGCCGCTGCGACCTACAGCGTAGCCTACGAGGACGTCACCGGCGAGCAGCGCCAGGTCGGCAAGGTGCAGGAGCTGGCGCT